CTTGAAGCAATTGAACGTGGAGATAAAGTAATTGTAGTTATCGATTCAATTGGTAACCTTGCATCTAAAAAAGAATTGGAAGATGCTATTAATGAAAAGTCAGTTGCTGATATGTCTAGAGCAAAAGCGTTAAAAGGTTTGTTCCGTATGGCAACTCCATATTTGACAATGAAAAACATCCCATTGCTTGCTGTAAATCATACATATAAAGAAATTGGATTGTTCCCTAAAGATGTTGTTGGTGGTGGTACTGGTATTTACTATTCTGCAGATAATATCTGGATTCTTGGTCGTCGTCAAAATAAGAAGGGCACAGAAATTGAAGGTTATGATTTTGTAATTAATGTTGATAAGTCTAGATTTGTAAAAGAAAAATCTAAAGTACCAATTACAGTATCTTGGGAAGGTGGTATTGAAAAATATTCTGGTCTCTTAGATGTTGCATTGGCTGGTGGTTATGTAGTAAAACCAAGTAATGGTTGGTATCAAGCAGTAAATAAAGAAACTGGTGAAATGGTAGAACCAAAGGTAAGAGAAAAAGAAACTTTGAAAGAAGAATTCTGGGCTCCTATTTTTGAAAACTCAGACTTCAAAGAGTTTATAAAGAAAAGCTATAGTATTGGCCATCGTTCAGAATTAAGTATGGAATTTTTAGATGAGGAATGATTATAAATTAATACCGTATATGGAAGATTCCTCGCATGAATCTTTCAAAATAACTGATGGTAAATATGCCGGTGTTGTTGTGACTTATGGAAAAGTAGGATTAACTGAGCCAATGGATGGCGGAGATAATGCAACATTATCTTTTGAATATAACCTTCATGAAACTGGCATATACGAAAAAGATGAATTAGAAAATAGTGATGAATTTCAACAATATTTGGGTGACATGTTAGTTCACTTTATTGAGAATTCTTTAGATGATTTTAAGATAGGAGAAAGAAATGCTTCAGACGGCCATACTGCGGAATCTAATCACTCATGATGATTATACACGTAAGGTCATTCCATTTCTTAAGAAAGAATATTTTGAAGGCGCTCATAAAGTAGTCTTTGATAAAATACTTGAATTTGTTGGTAAGTATAATAAGCTTCCAACTACAGAATCGCTAAAAGTTGAATTAGACGATTCTTTCTTAAATGATACTCAATTTTCAGATGCAGTTGCTTTAATACAAGAAATTACTTCATCTGATGATAAGAGCGATATAGAATGGTTAACTAACCAAACAGAAAGATGGTGTCAAGATAGAGCAATTCATCTTGCCATCATGAAATCTATTTCTATTATCGATGGTAAAGACCCTAACCTTACAAAAAATGCTTTGCCTGAACTTCTTCAAGAAGCTCTTGGTGTTGCCTTTGATACAAACATTGGTCATGATTATCTCCATGATATTGATTCACGTTACGAATTCTATCATAAGGTAGAAGAAAAAATTAAGTTTGATCTTGAAAGATTTAATGATATTACCAAAGGTGGTTTACCGCGTAAGACTTTGAATATTGCTTTGGCTGGTACCGGTGTTGGTAAATCTTTGTTTATGTGTCATGTTGCAGCATCGGTTCTTGCCCAAGGTAAAAATGCTTTGTATATTACAATGGAAATGGCTGAAGAAAAGATTGCTGAACGCGTTGATGCAAACTTAATGAATACGCCAATTGATCAGTTAACAAATATTTCAAAAGAAATGTTTGCGAATAAAGTAAACAATATTGCTGAAAGATGCCAAGGTGAACTAATCATTAAAGAATATCCAACCGGTGCTGCTCATGCTGGTCATTTTCGAGCATTACTAAAAGAATTAAAATTAAAAAAGAATTTTATTCCTGATATTATCTTTGTTGATTATCTTAATATTTGTGCTTCATCTCGAATGAAAGGAATGGGTGGAGCAATTAATTCATATTCATATATTAAAGCAATTGCTGAAGAAATTCGTGGTTTGGCTGTTGAATTCAATGTTCCTATTGTTTCAGCTACTCAAACAACTAGAGGTGGTTATTCGAATTCTGATGTTGGCCTTGAAGATACTTCAGAATCTTTTGGTTTGCCAGCAACGGCTGACTTAATGTTTGCTTTAATATCAAATGAAGAGCTCGAAGGTCTTGGTCAGATTCTTGTAAAGCAATTGAAGAATCGATATAATGACCCATCTGTAAATAAAAGATTTGTTGTAGGTGTTGATCGTTCTAAAATGAAGTTGTTTGATGTAGAACAATCTGCGCAATTGGGGCTGGTTGATTCTGGGCAACCAGCAGATAGTCATAATACTAAATATGAAGGATTTAAAGTATAATGAACGACGTATACACAAATGAGAGTGGCAGGATAGCTGTAGTGGCCACTGATCCATCTGGCCATTATTGCTTGGAATATTATACCAGCGAAGGTATACCATATCATATAGAAGTCTTTGAAGGTAAGAGTCTTCATTACGTTCAAGATGCTGCATATAACTGGTCAATTGGTATCAAAGAAGATCCAAATGTATAAATAGTATTTTAAGGAGCAAAAGATGTATATTACATGGTGGATGGGAGCGATTATAGCAGCTTGGTGGTTCGCTTCTATTTGGCAAATCACCAAGATAGAACGCAAAAAGTTTTTCCAAGCTGGCTTACACACTGGTATGCATTATACTATTAATAAGTATATCACTGATAAGACAATTCATTTTAATAGAGTATTAACTTCTTTTGAAAAAGATATAATCGAGGAATTTGTAGAATACGAGGAGTAAAGTTTGGACTATCAATATAAAGCAAAAATAATAAAAGTTATTGATGGTGACACAGTCGATGTTGATATTGATCTTGGATTTGATGTGCATCTCACAAAGCAAAGAATCCGGTTTAAAGGAGTAGACACGCCAGAAAGTAGAACTCGCGATATGCTAGAAAAGAAATATGGCATATTAGCAAAAGATTTTGTAAAAAGCTATTTAAAGGTTGGCCAATGGGCTACTCTTAAAACGTTCAAAGATGGTAAAGGCAAATTTGGTCGTATCCTAGGAGACTTTATCGTATACGATAGTAAAAAAGACGCATACGTTAGTCTTGTAGGCCAGATTATTGAGAACCATTATGGAGTAGCATATCATGGCCAGAGTAAGGATGAAATTGCCGAATCTCACCTCAAAAACCGCCAATTGTTACAGGAAATTATAGGTCCAACTACCTCAGATTCCTAACGTATTGATTTATATACGAAAAATATTTTCTGCTCGTAACAATTTGTTACAATTTTTATTTCCTTTAGAATCAATAACTTAGAACCCCGCTCTTCTAAGTTATTGATTTGTATATGAAAAATAAATGAAAAAAAATTGTACTTTCTCAGATACCTAGTGTAGAATTACTATATAAATTAATGAAACAGGGAATATTTTTTATGTCTAAAGTCCAAGTTTATTTTCAAAACCGTGAAGTTGAAGGTACCTTTGATTACATGTGTGTTGTGAACGTTGGTGAACGAACTGGTGAGGATGCTCTGGAATATGCTTACTTTGCAACTCAAAACATTCACGGTTCTTGGTCAATGGGAGAACTTCTTCCAGACAACACTGAAAATAAAGATTACTCTGGAGACATTTCTCACATGGTTGACCTTGAATGGTATGATGGTCGACAATACGGACATCGTTCTTCGATGATGGGTGATCGGTTCATTTACGACGGCAAAGTTTATCGTGTTAGCGCTGTTGGTTTTAGCGAATTGACCGATCCTGAAGATTTTACAGACACTTTAAAAAAGGCATCTTAATTATGAGTGAACATAATCCTGTTATTGATGGATATCAAAAGTGCGTCATTTGTGACGACAATATTTTGGGCTATGGTAATAACCCGTGGCCTTTATTTAACGACGACGAAGGCGAGTGTTGCCAATTTTGCAACGACGTCTACGTTATCCCTGCGCGCCTTGAGCAACTTGCTAAAGCTCAGGCCAGAAAAGCTGAGGAGCTTATATGAGTGAAGTAAACACAGAAGTAAAGCAATTAGTAGAAAATTTAATCAAAAAGGTAGATGAGATTTTAGAGAGGCTAGATAATGAAACCAGTAGATAAAATGGACATAAACTTTGTAAGACTAAATACCCACTTTAGAGAATTAGCTGCTGCTGCTGAAAATCAAGATTTCAGCGAAGTTAATTATCGTGCGGCCTTGGTAAGAAAATTCGCTGAAAAAGTTCAAATGGAAGCTATTCGTGCTGATCTTAGTCGGCCATTCGCTGACCAGATTGGATATGGACAAAAGGATTATTAAATGACTAAAAGAACTTCAACAAGCTACGTTATGACTGTCGATTTCCAATCAACTAGTGATATGGAAAAATTACAAGCTATCAAAGA